GTTTCTATCTAGTGGGAGGCTTAACCATTAAGATTTACCCGGCATACTTTGACAAACTCGGAGTCACTGCTTTGTACATACACAAAGACACTCTTTTAACGGAACTCTCCACAGATGCCATGTTACGGATATCTAAGATCCAATATGGACCTGATTTGTTTCCATATGGGATGATCAATAATCAGGAGATTATAGACTACTTATTATACATAAATAAAAAAACAAAAAAACATAGACAATACACTAAATACCCTCGTTTGACCAAACTGCTGGCAGGTGAAACTCAGATTAAATATAATAAAGTATCAAGCAGGCACTTGAGACACTTAACCATACATGAAATTAGGAAGAAAGGGATGCAATATATAGATGATAATGCTGCTTTTTTGAAACCATGGCTGGAACACATGCTGGGCACTGATATGCAGGAAGCACTGTTTGTTGGAAGTATAGTATGGGCAAGTAGTTTAACTGTTGAAAACAAAGAACTAATGAGCAAATCTGGTATTTGGCAGACTAAGTACGATGACACAGCAGACTTCTTTAATGTGATCAAGAAACGTTTTTCATTGCGACTAAAGGCAGTTCAGAATCTACTACCTATTGACTTTACGCAGATGTTTGAGCTGGAAGTACTTGTCAATAGAGGTTTAGGCACTGTAGACTGGCATTCAGAGAAAGTCAACAGAACAGTCCCTAACCTTTGCAATATAGAGCACAATACTGTATATACGCATGCATTACATATCTTTAAAGCTGTTCGAGGTATGGGTAGTAGGCCTAGAAAGACGTATTGGGATAGTTACTGGTCTAGTAGAAATCAGTGGGCACCCACTGGAGCTTACCACTCACAGTATGAGGAAGATATGAAGTTCAAGTCTGAGTCTCGTGAGATGCGCAATAAGCTATTTTCACTAAATGCCATGCCAGAGTACGATGTAGATCATTTCTTGTCACGTCATCCTAGTACTGTGGCTTGGCCGTCTGTCAAATATGAATGGGGAAAGCAGAGAGCTATCTACGGTGTAGATGCCACTAATTTTATTATATCTGGGTTTGCAATGATAGGTTGTGAGCATGTGATTTCACCTTTATTCCCCATAGGACCTACAGCTACAGCTAGTAATGTTACCAAAACAGTTTCCGAAGTACTTAAGAATGGTGTACCTTATTGTTTTGATTTTGAAGATTTCAACTCTCAACATTCAGTATCTAGTATGCAGGCAGTACTAGAAGCATATTGGACGATATACAGACAAGACTTTTCTGATGATCAAACTAAGGCAATGGCTTGGCTAATTAAATCACTAGAGGATTGTACTATAAAAGCTGAAGCAGGTGACTACAAAGTGGCTGGTACACTACTGTCTGGTTGGCGTCTTACCACATTCATGAACACAATCTTAAATGCTGTATACACTAAAGAGGCTTTAGGGGGTATAAGCATCGCCACTACCCACAATGGAGATGATGTATTAGCTGGGGTGAAGACTATAGCACAAGTACAGACATTACAGCGTGG